ACCTTACATTTTTGACAAGGACGCGCCAGTCTTATGGGTACACAAAGCCGAAGATTGGTACAAACACATGAACTTCTTAATTCACAATAAAAACGCACGTGAAGACTATGGGCAAAAAATCCACGAATGGGGAATTGAAAACTACAATCTCCGAGCAATCAACAAGACCAGACGAGCCGCATTTGCAAATCTTGTTGGCGCATAAGGGAATCTGGGACTTGTTCAAAGTCAGTCAGGAAATAGTAGGTTTTCATCCACACATTCAAGACGCCGTGCTTGAAGCCTATCGGGTGGAGCATCCGTACTATTCTTACAATCGGAACTGCCCGGCTTGCGTGGCTGAATTTTTATCCTTAGCTTATCAATACTTTGAAACCAAAATATGAAAAAATTTAGTAGCATTTCAGTATTGCTAAATGCAAGCAATTCAGACAAAAACACCTTGCACAAGTACGGCATCGCGTACGACTTGATTTTTAACTCGCAGTACATGAAAAAATGCGAGCCATTGAAAGTTCTTGAAATCGGCGTCAGTTTGTTCGGTGATGGTTCAGCAAAGCCAATATCCAAAAGCGAACTGGTAGGCAAATACGTCGGGATTGATGTTGACGTTTATCATGGAACCGGACTAAATGATAAAGTCACATTGCATACTGGTCAAGCATTTGACGGCTACAAACGAACGACGCTTGAATTCCTTGAAAAGGAACACGGCAAATTTGACATAATCATTGACGACGGTCCACACACTTGGGAATCGCAAGAGTGGTTTCTGCATAACTACCACGACCTTCTAGTTGATGGTGGCGTTCTATTGTGCGAAGACATAAATCAGGCTTTTTATGCACACCTTCACCAGTTAGTTGACAAGTTGAATCTGTATGTCTTAGACCTTAGGATGAATGCAAACCCACATCACAACGAAATAATTGCAATCAGATATAAATGACCGATAAGTTTCTTTAAGTTTACAACCAGTTAAGATGATACTAATCAGCGGAATAATAGAGGGACTATCAACGCGGAAAGACAAAACGTGCAAGCTGGTCATTGGGACGAATGAGTTAAACCCTTCCCAAATGTCTGACTTATTCAACCTTAACCAGCAGTTTTGCTATCTTGGACTGAAAAAAGAGACATTCACGAAAGACGAAACCGACCTGATGGAATCGCTCAAAGCAGACCTTGATAATCTGAAGACACCCAGTCAACGACTTCGTGGAATCCTTTATCGGAACTTCGAACAAGACGACAAAGGATATCGGGATTTTAACACCTACTATTTAGCCGAAATGGAACGCATTTGTGAACACTACAAAAATAAACTCGATTGATAGCAGTATACAACGCAGACAAAAAGGAACTGATGGCAATCTTCGCCAGTACGGCAATGGCTGCATCTTATATTTATGGGCAATTCGATGGTCAGGCAAGGGAGCGACTGCAAAAAAGATTGTGCGATAAGTACAGAATATCGGATTCACGCTTTGAACATCCCGTGGCAGTCAGGCACGCATCCACAAAACAAGTCGAAATGATGGGAGAAAATCATGGCATAATCTTTGAAGGTTACCCACCAGTCAAATTAATTAACATCGCTGGCTTAAAATATACTAAATTCGTCAATGAAAAAACACACGCGAGTTTATCTTGAACACTTCGGCTTTGATACTGAAACTTTTATACCATGTGAGGTCTGCGGAACAAAAGCCGTGGACGTCCACCATATATACCGTAGAGGGATGGGCGGCAGCAAATCAGCTGACAACATCGACAACCTTATGGCGGTCTGTCGAATTTGCCACATCAAGTACGGTGACCTGAAGAAGTACATGGATTTTCTTAAAGAAACGCATTCCGACTACATGGAAAAAAACAATAAGCACAAATGAAAATAAGCAAAATCAAATCGAACCCGAACAATCCGAGAATCATTAAGGACGACAAGTTCAAGAAGCTGGTCAAGTCGCTGACTGAATTCCCCGAAATGATGTCGAAGCGTCCGCTGGTTTGCGTGACTGACGTGGATGGAAAAATATATCCACTCGGGGGGAATATGCGCCTTAAAGCACTTCAGGAAATCGGACACAAGGAAATTCCAGACGAATGGGTGCAGATGGCTGACGAATGGACTGAAGAACAAAGACGCGAGTTCGTGATTAAAGACAACGTTGGATTCGGCGAATGGGACTGGGACGACTTGGCGAACAACTGGGACACCGAAAAGCTGCAAGACTGGGGGTTAGATATTCCGAACTTTGAACCTGAAAAACTGGAAGCCGAAGAAGACGACTTTGAAGTGCCTGACGAAATCAAGACGGATATTGTACTCGGCGACCTATTCGAAATAGGGGAACATCGTTTGCTTTGTGGGGATTCAACAGATAGCGACGCGGTGGCGAAATTAATGAATGGGGAAAAGGCGGAGCTTCTTTTAACAGACCCGCCATATTCAAGCGGCGGAAGTCAAGAAAGCGGAAAAACCAGCGGCTCGATAGGCGCAAGGGGTGGGCATACTATAAAAAATGATAATTTAAGTACAAGAGGATATAGGCTTTTGATGCAGGATGTCATGTCGCTTTGTTCAGATATTCACAGCGCTTTCATTTTTTGTGATTGGAAAATGTGGATTGAAACTTTTGACATATCAGAAAGGGCGGGGTATAGGGTTAGAAATATGATTGTTTGGGATAAAATGCAAATGGGAATGGGAATGCCATTCAGAAACCAGCATGAGATTTGTCTATTTGCTTCAAAAATTTCTGGGAAAATTGGAGACGGTGCTACTCCGAATGTTTTGCAACATAAAAGAGACAGGGAAGCAGAACATAAAACACCAAAGCCAATAGGTCTTCTCTCTGATTTATTGAAACAGATAGAAAGTTCAAATGTGTACGACCCTTTTTTGGGTGGAGGTTCTACAATGGTAACGGCGCACCAACTGAAACGCAAATGCTACGGTATGGAACTCGACCCGAAATACTGCCAAGTGATTGTGGATAGAATGCTCAAACTTGACCCGACATTGGAAGTCAAAAGGAACGGTCAAACATATATCAAAACATCGTAACTGCATCGTATGGCAAGACAAGTACCAGCAAGGAACGGGGGAACATTAACCCGACCAGACAAAGGAGAAACCATGAACCCGAACGGACGACCGCGCAAGTATGTTTCCCTACTCAAGGAACAAGGATACAAACTATCCGAAATCAACGACACCATTCAGAACATGATGGCTATGGACTTAGAAGAACTGAAAGCGGTCTGGGATAATCCGAAGGCGACAATCATGGAAAAGACGGTAGCCGCTGCAATGCGTAAAAGCCTTGAAAAGGGTTCGCTTTATTCCCTTGATACCTTGTTGACTCGTGTGTATGGAAAGCCGAAAGAAACGACTGCGGTGGAGAATAGCGGCAAGATTGAATTCATAATAACGAAAGGCAAGACAATTTTGTAACCAACTGGGGGACGATTTGTCCCTTGCTTAAATGAACCTTATGAATTGGAATCCATCTGACGGACCAGAATCTGAAGACGAACTCAACGACGATGCAAATACACTTACCAGAACTACATACGAACCAACAAGCAATCTTTGACAGTTCGTCCCGTTTTCGCGTGGTTATGTGTGGGCGTCGCTTTGGCAAGTCAGAACTTGCCCAGATGGAAATCATTTTCGAAGCCATCAAAGGTCATGCGGTAGCCTACATCACACCGACCTACCAACTGGCAAAGACATTCTTCAAGCAGTTGGCAAAAGTCCTTCCTTTCGAGAATAACAAGTCAGACCTGACCATCACCTTCCCGAACGATGGGTCAGTCATGTTTTTCACGGGGGAGCGTCTGGACGCATTACGGGGGCGAAAATTCCATCTTGTTATCGTTGACGAGGCTTCGTTCATTCCGGACTTAGAAGACGGCTGGTTGAACTCTATTCGCCCCACGCTGACGGACTACAAGGGGCGCGCACTATTCCTATCCACTCCGAAGGGGAAAAACTACTTCTTCAGCCTATACCAGAAAGGAACGCACGGCGAAACCGACTGGAAGGGGTTCAAGTTTTCGACCTTTGACAATCCATATATCGACCGCGACGAGATTATGGAAGCGAAGCGTCAACTACCGGAAGCCGTCTTTGAACAAGAGTACATGGCGAACGCTATGGAAAACGCAGCAAATCCGTTCGGGAGTCAACACATTGACAAGTGTGTCAAACCACTTTCAAATCTTCCAGCTATGTTTTATGGCATTGACCTTGCGAAGTCGGTCGATTGGACGGTAATTGTCGGACTTGACCAGAACGGGAACGTCAGTCACTTTGATAGGTTTCAAAAGGATTGGAAGCAGACGAAGGAGCATATCCTGACGCTTGACCGGAACAGACCGATTCTGATTGATTCGACTGGTGTGGGGGATGCCATCACGGAAGAACTTCAAAAGGGATTCCAATTCATGAAGGGGTTCAAATACACTTCAACGACAAAGCAGCAACTGATGGAACTGCTCGCGTCCACAATCCACAAGGGCGAAGTCGGATATCCAGATGGCGCAATCAAAGACGAACTTGGGGTATTTGAATATCAGTTCACATCGACCGGGGTGCGCTACAACGCGCCTACTGGATTTCATGATGACTGCGTTAACGCCTTAGCTTTGGCGGTCAAATGTCGGAACGAGCAGAAACTCGCTGGGGTATATCGATTCATTTGAGTAAAAAAACCAAAACTTTTATACACTATAATATGAGAATCAATGTCGAAACATTCCAGAAACTCTACGCGGTCAGCCTGATGGAAACAGACGAGGTCGAGAAATCGGCGCAATATGTCCAAATCCTGACGGGCAAAACAGACGAGCAAGTCAACCGAATGAGGCTACGTTCCTTCAATAAAATGTGCAAGGGCATCAATAAAGCGTTTGAATTAGTGGGTTC